TGCAGGAAACCCTACACCTTCAGCTTTAATAAGTTTCATTTTTTCTGATCCGTGAACAGGATCAATAAATCTTTCACACACTAATCGTTGTACACTCATGCAGCCTTCATCTTTCTTTTCTTTGCTTCTTTTTCTACTAAATGTGTAATCTGCATACCAGCAGATCTATTTTCTTCATTGGCTATTTTTTTAAGTAACTTGTACGTTTCCATGCGTACAGCTACTGACTTAAATTTTAAAATATTCACGATCCTGTCCTTTCAAATGGTTCGTTGTGTATTGCGAGCTCTAGATCACCAAAATCAAAAGCAGGTTGGTCTGGATCGTGAGCCACGGTCGGTGTAAATTTACGCCCTGTGTTTTTAGCAAGCTCCATCCAGTCTTTAGCAGCGTTGCTGTAAAAATCGGCCATCGTGTGATCGCCTAATTGTTTTGCATTAGCTGCTTTAGAGTAACATTCCTTTGCACGTGTTAAACGCACACCAAGACGAAATCCTTCTTTAAATGTTGCCTCGTAATCTTTTTTTAATATCATGCTTTCTCCTTATTAAGGTGAGTAGGGGGATTCTTTGACTACCCCCAACCTTTTCCCGACAAGTCAATATCTGTAAATATTAACTAGTACTTCAGTACCACCCTTGGACCCTTCAAAGCATTCGCTTCATATCGTTCCTCAAGCGTGCCTTACTACCTTGTTACAGTTGTTCAGCCATACTCAGAGAATGTTGCACCATTCTCATTTAATTAAGCCTTTAATCTAATTTAGTGGGACTGTCAACTAAGAAATTCTTTTAACCACGAATTTTCTCTTAATAACTCTTTATACATCCAGGTACAGTATTCCTTGCTTAAATCCCATTCCATTGCCTCATTGTAGACACATTCTCTAATAAAAGTTTGATACGGCGAGTAATAACGCCAGATGCAAACGCTAATTATAATTGTGGCACAAATGAGAAGTAGTTTAAGCACCTGTTTGATTTAGGCCTTGAATGGGAAAAGCATTAAAAGGAAGACAGAAAGCTTCTGTCACCAATCCTTGCTTATAAGATTCAGGTTTACTTTCATATATCCTCATATAACCATCAAGTGCTATCATACATTTATCCTCCGTAGGATAAACAGCAGCATTATACTTAACCGATGGTTGATTAGGCATAGATAAAAACATAATTAATAACCAAACTTTAATCACCTGCGTCGCCCCAGCTTTCGCCGAGTTCGACATCTACTTTACTTGGCACTTCTAACTCAACACAATTTTCCATAATGTCTTTTATTTTATCCTTATCCGTGTCGTTAGCAACAGAAAAGTCAAGTTCATCATGTACTTGTATATGAGCTAAGTATCCTTCTTTATATAATTCAAGCATTGCTTTTTTTGTTTGGTCTGCAGCAGATCCTTGTATTAATCTATTTAATGCTTTGTATGTCCAGGCACGTTTAATCATACTTTCACCATATTCTCTTTGCGCTTCAGCAAGTGGTAAAGCTTTAGAGCCCCACTCGTTTGATGGTTCCCATAAATCAAAACGGCAACGTCTTCCTTCTAAAGTAAACAAGTAACCTTTTTTACTTGCTTTGTTCATTGTGTCATTCATTAATTGTTTAACAAAGGGTACACGTTCGTGATAACTGGTTAATAATTCTGTAGCGTCTTCTAAACTTACACCAAGCTGTGACATTAATTTACCTTTACCCATACCGTAAAACAAACCTAAGTTAATTGTCTTAGCTTGCTTACGAGGAATGTCCGCCATGTTTGCAACTAATTGATGGAAGTCTGTTGTATCATCTTCCTGATAAGCTTCTACAAATTGATTTGATCCTTGATAACTTTTCATACTAGCATAGTGAACGACGAGCCGTGGTTCTTGCTGCGAGTAATCAAAGATACCCCACTCGTGGTCTTTCTCAGGAATAAATATAGATCTGATAAGAGGACCTAAGATAGCATGACGTGCTGGAATCTGTTGTAAGTTTGGATTTGAATAACTAAAACGACCAGTGACGGTTCCGCCCTGGTCCGATCTCATTTGGTGGATTTCAGCATGAATCCTGCCTCTGTACGAGTGCTTGAGGATACTGTCAATAAATGTGGTTCTCGCTTTATTAATTTCACGGGCTTCCACAACCATCTGCGCCAAAGGAGAATCATGACTTGCCAAAAAGTTTTTATCAAATTTTGGTTGACCTGTTGGTGTACGATCATAAGGAATCTTGAGTGATTCAAATGCTTTCGCCACCGAAGCTGCAGCCCACACTTCCACATCCTTACCTGTGAGCTTTTTAATTGAACGTAAGATTTTATTCTCTTTAATTTGTAAATCATTTTTAATCCTCTCCGCTTTTTCTAAATTAACTCGAACACCTTTTTGTTTCATTTCAAATAAAACAGGAAATAAATCTGTTTCCAATTGAAAAATATTAACGAGATTTTGTGATGAAATTTCTCGTTGTAAATGATGCCACAAGCGTAGCGTAAGTGCTGCATCTTGTTCAGCGTATTCTCCTACATGTGAGGCGGGAAGCTTCCACATTTCACCTTTAGGATCAAGTCCCCACATTTTAGCTGCTTCATAGAGCTGGGTTTCCGATTTTGACTCTTTTAGATAATCCTTTCCTAATGAGTTTAGATCAAAACGAAACCTATTCTCGTCTACTAAAGGAGCAGCAATTAGAGTGTCTATTATTTTACCTTTGATGTCAATATCCATCGTCTTTAACCAGCCTACATCGTAAAAAGCATTGTGAAATATGTAATTAATATTTTGATAAGAACATTGTTTTTTAAGCCACCTGGTAACTAATTCTTTGTCCATATTGGGCGGTGTTTCGTGAGCGATGGGATAATAACCACACCACCCTTCAACTGCTACAGCAATCCCTACTACTTCACCGTGTTTACGAATATAACCAGGACCAGTTTCTTTTATACCTGGATCTCTTGTTTCTAAGTCAATGGCAATTTCTTCGTACTCTGATAAGTCAGGAAACGTATCTGGTTGTACCCATTCACTGGGCATACGATGTACTTTAGGAAACCAATTAGGTTGATTTTTCATCTATCTCTCCTGCAATGGCAGCGTAAGCAGCTAAATCAACATAGCTATCTCTTTTATGCGCATGTTTTAATCGTGCTATTTTAACGAGACCCATACATATCGCAACATCATGAGGTGTTATTTTTTTATCAAGATATGCACTCCATAACTTAGCAATATTTTCATGGTTCTTTAATTTATCTCCGTAATCTTCTTGCCTATCACCAGCAACAAGTTCTTTGGCTTCTTTTAAAATGTCTTGGCAAATCATGCACAGCTCCTTTCATGAAAAAATATAGGTTCATATTCAAACTGTCCTTCCGTGCGATGAACAATATGTAATTCTTCTTTAGCTCTAGTGGCTCCTACATAAAAAACTCTTGCTTCGTCATCTCTGCCTTGTTGATTTTCAGTAGAAGATTTGTAAGGACCAAAAGATAAATCAGTAATCAACATTACCTTTTGTCTTTCCCCACCTTTACTTGCGTGTATTGTAGAAACTTCGATGCGTGGTGTATCATCTAACTTATTTCCTGAGCGCATGATAGAACGTAAATAATTAATTCTGTTTCTAAAACCTTTTGCATTGATCATATCATACCAGGCTATCTCTTTCACGCTTACTTCTTTTGTTTGCGATAACTTTATAGTCTCTCTTAACCCAAAATTATTAATTAGCATATCTAAATTATACATTTCTTCTGAGTTTCCTTTAAAAGTTCCATAATTTCTTTTTATTCTAGTGCTATCCATGTATTCATATAAAGTATGACAATAATCTCCAGAAATACTTTTTCCATTTTGTAATTTAGTCCAAGCTCTGATAGCTTCTATGTATTTAAAATTAATTACTGAATGACCATAACGTTTATATAACCACCCATACATCTCTAAAGATTCACAAACTTGCTTTACAATTTCATGAGTTCTGCATAAGATTAACCACTCACCTTCCTTAATTCCTTTGTTTAAAGGTCTGATATTTAAGACTTTTCTTGTTCCTTCCTCATCTCTTGGAAAGTAATGTTTCTTTATTCTATTGTCAATAGACTGTGCCATTTTTGTGGCAAGAATGTGCACACTTTTAGGAATACGATAAGACTGTGTTAAAGGAATAATAGTATTAGTATCATCTTTAGCCATAGCTATAAAATGTTCAATGTCTGCACCAGCCCAACGAAAAATTGCTTGGTCATCATCACCAGCTACATAAGTTTCAAGAGGTTGTGCAATTTTCTGAATCATATCTACCACTCTCCATTGATGCACAGATAAATCTTGTGCTTCATCAATAAATAAATATTTTAATTTAGGTGGATTTTTTCTTTTTAAAAATTGTGTAAAGTAATCTACATACTCATATTTACTTCTATCTGTTTTAAATTTACGTAAATCTAAATCCATTTGTTCTATCAAGTTCCGTGCGCCGTAGTTGTTGAGTGTTGTGTCACGAAAAACTTTTGCTAAACGATCTTCATCGTCAGGAAATTTTGCGTAAGCTAAATTAATTAAGTCCTGATATTCACTTTTCGCTGTTGGCATAGAAATGTCAACACCATTTCCTTTTTTCATTTTATTAACATATTCATGTCCCGTGAGCCGTGAGAGTTCATTATAGTCATGTTCATCCATGATCTGTGATTGTTGAAGATGTAATCGTTTATAAGCGAGAGAATGTAATGTACAAAAATAAGGATACTCTTTTTTCAATTCATCTTTACTCATGTCACTTCCTTTAGCAACACGATCTCTAATTTCTTCTGCAGCTTTAACAGTAAAACTAAAATAACCAATCTCGGACGGTAAACAAATATTATTTTTTACTAGCTCATTTACCTTGTTTTTTAAAAAAGTTGTCTTACCTGTACCTGGAGGACCTATAACAATATGTCTATGCATTAGTATGCCTCCTCTTCACTAAAGTCTTGTGATTTTAAATTATAATCAGATGAGAGAATATCCGTTGGAATCTTCCAACAATGTTCTGAATTATTATTAACTTTAAACTTCGCTGTTCCACCGCCAAATTCTTCAAACATTTTATACTGAGCAGAATCAGATAGTTTGGTAAAACGTTTTGTTTTTAAGAAATCTCTTAAAGATTGTGGCTTAAAAAAGAAATATCCTTTTTCATGTTCAAAGACCATTCCTTGAAGAATATCTTGTCTATCTTTTGCTCCTCTATTATTCTCAATAAATATTTGGAGCTGATTAAGAAATTGTCCCTTGGCGGTTACTTCCGTAGGTAATTGAATAAAGTCATCCTCATGCATGTTCTTTAATAAATTATCTACCATGTCTGCCCATATAGCAGGGGCGATGGGCCGTGGGCTTTCATTCGCTTGAGCTATACAAGCTTTACGATATTCACTGTGAGAATGTAATTGATCTACTGATAGAATAATAACCTTCCCATTATGGGTTACTTCATACACAGGATTATCTGATTCCCATTTCTTTAAATTTGTTATTTCATGCTCAGCAGAATTACCAATACCGTACTTCCGACTTTGACATTTTATTTTTTCACATACACTTTTAAAAACAGGAAGCTCGCACCGATAAAAATATTTTTTATCTTCTACTTGTTTAAATATTGTTTGAACTTCTCTGCTGGGTAGAGGTGGACTAAAATATTTTGTATTGTAGTGATCCATTTTTGTTTCTAAATCATTAGGAAATCTTTCTCGTAAATAAATTCCTAGTTGAAACATGCATTCGTTCCGTGAGCCTTCAGCAAATCCTTGTGAAGCGAGTGTAATTAAACATGGAGGAGCGCCTTTAAAATCATCATTCTTTTTTTCGCTAACAGGTTTTTCAATAACTATATCACTTAAACTTGATACAACTTTTTGTTTATAATGTTCTATAAATTTATCTAAATCCAATATTGAATTACCTTCATCATCATATGCAAAACGACCAGGATACTCTGGATGATTGTAAGGTAGATTTAAAAAGTTACCTGTACCTTTGGAGCTTAATTCAATTTGCTTAGGAAATATTTCACTCTCACCAAAACCTAAAAATACAGCTAACTCTTTTAATTTTATCTGCATCTCTTTGGCACGAACAGCTTTGGACACAAATAAATATATGTGAGCACCTCCACTTTTTGAGCAGCATACTACCAAAGGTAATTTTTTTTCTGAAATTCTTTTAATTAATTTTTTATGATCGAAACCATCATAGGTATCAACATCAATTGCACCCCAAGTACATTGATTGTTTTCATTAATGGGAATAATTCCCAAAGAGGGTTCTTTACCCGCTAAATGATTAAGCCATTTATCGTCAGTTAATTGTTCAGGAACAATCCAAGATTTTCCTTCAAGCTTACCTGATTCGTTTTTCGATCGGCTTTGTGTTTGTCCGTATGCTCTAGTTAATCCACTAAATATACGTATAAATTCTTTTGTTCTGTCGTCCATAATTTCTCATACCTGGTTGAGAGGCGACGGAGGAAATCTATCGCCTCTCTAATTTTTGGGTTAGTAAGGTGTTTTATCACCACTGTCAAGATTTTCATCTTCATGTTTTACTTTCACTTCACCTTTAGCAACTGATTCTGCAAATGCCTTGGCTGCATGATAAGTATCTTCATTTTCAACGGGTCCTACTCGGGTAATATCCCAACCGAACCACTCTCCTAAATTATTTGATTCTGCAATCGTTTTTAGAAGATACACGTGGGAATATGCAGGAGGAGTAAACAAACCATTTTCCCCCTTCATTTTTAAACCTAACATAAGAGAATTCCATCTTTTGGATTTCTTACGTTGAGTGCTTTTCATGGCAATCAAAACTTGAGAGCTTGTGCCATCATTATCCACGACCAAACAATAATGATTAGCTGTATCTTCGATATAATTACCGTTAGCCAGCCTATCTTTTTTTTGATCATCACGTGTGGTTTTAGAAAGTATATCACTTTCAGCGGGATAAATATTAACGGGAGCACCACTGCCCTCGCCTCTATCAGCCCACTCAATATATTGACGTTGGTAGGCACAAGGAATTACTTTCACCCCTACTTCTCCGTCAAATATATCTTTTGTTAGCGTATTGTAGATCATTCCACTTTCCGCTCCCTCTATGTATAGAGGATCTCTTTTCTTAATCTGTGGTGATGTATCACTCAGTATACGAAGAAAAGGAATTGCAAGATCGTCCATCCCCAGATTTCCTAATCCTTGATTAGCATCCTTTTCAAAAATGCTAGGATCAAACTGCGTAATGTTCGTTGCGTCTTTTTTCTTTACAGCGTTTGCCATATTTACTCCTTATTTTTTCTTGGTTATTTTAGTCTTCTGTCCGATAAACAAATTAAATGTATTGTCTGGGACAGATTTTCCTTCCTCATGCCACTTTTTTATGGTGGCTTTCAGTGTTGAAGGATGCACTGAAACTTTTACTTCAGGAATTAAGCCCATCTCTTTTATTGATTCTTCAAGATGTTTTGCCTTGTTGCCTTCTCCCTTACCGAAACTCATACCTACTTGGTTTTTAATTATATCTCCTAAGCCATTGTCGTCTAACCATTCATAACAGGCTTTTGATTTTTCAGGATCTTTTGGAATTGATACATATATATCTTCAACCACTTGAACTTTAGATCCATCATACATTTCCGTTGCTGTCATTCCTAACTCTGCCATTTTTTCAGGAATAATTTCTCCTGATAGTTTACGCAATGCTTCTTTATTTATTTTTACAGTCTCTTCCATAGACTCTATTAATTCTTCTAATTTAAGTTGTTCTCTTAATAACTCAGCTACTGATTCTAATCCTGTTTGTTCAACGTTCGCTACTGCGTCGCCTTCAAAGTTTATCTTGCTCATCAATTTCGCCTCTCTCATTTATATTAACACTAACAGAATAATATCTCTTTTGAATTTTATCCCATTTAAGTATTTTAAATCTTCCTCTATTCATATCAGAAGCAATACAGCATGCAATACCCATTGCAGCAGGATCACCCATCATAAGAAGATGGTCATTATCATCAAAATTTCTCAGTTTTCTTCGCAATTTTTTAATTGCAGGTTGTGGACTAAACATAATTTGTTGACCACTTTCAAATAAAACTTCAATTTTTCCATACTCTTCTGCACTTAATACATTAACATATGGATTTTCTTGTACGAGAAAAACTGTTGGTGTTTTTTGATCTATTTCCATCTTTCTACTTGCTCCTTTAATTGTTGTAAGTTATTAATGCAACCTTTATATTACAAATTTAGAAAGTTATTATGGATTATAGATTTAAAACTAAACCTTTTCAACATCAATTAGATGCCTTGAAAGAAAGCTGGAACAAAGAAGTTTGGGCTTTATTTATGGAAATGGGTACTGGAAAAACTAAGGTATGCATTGATAACATTGCTATTTTATATGACAAAGGCAAGATAAATTCTGCTTTAATTATTGTACCAAATGGTATTAAACGTAACTGGCGAAACGAATTAAACATTCATATGGCTGACCATATTAATTACAGAGTAGGAGTGTGGTCTGCTTCTCCAAAAAAGGAAGAGAAAAAAGAACTAGAACAATTATCAGTAATGGCTGATGACTTAACTATTCTTATTATGAATGTTGAGGCGTTGTCCACGGTTCGTGGTCGGGACTTTGCGAGAAGTTTTCTTTTACGCAACCAAGCTATGTGCGTCGTTGATGAATCAACTACCATTAAAAATCATGCAGCTCAACGCACAAAAAATATTATTAAGATGTCAGAGTTAGCAAAGTATAGACGCATTATGACAGGATCTCCCGTTACCAAGTCACCTTTGGATTTATTTTCACAAATACAGTTCTTAGATCCTTACTTAATTGATCAACAAAGTTATTACAGTTTTCGTGCTAGATATGCTGTTGTTGTGCAACGGTCCGTGGGCAGTCATTCATTCCAACACATTGTTAAGTATCAACGCTTAGACGAGTTACAAGAACAAATTCAACATTTTTCTACACGAGTTTTAAAAAGTGAATGCTTAGATTTACCAGAAAAATTATACACGAAAAGATCTGTTTCTATGACACCAGAGCAGTTAAAAGCATATGTAGAAATGAAAAAGTCAGCCCTAACATTTTTAGAAGATAATAAAATAATGACCGCTGCCACAGTATTGACACAAATTATACGACTACATCAAATTACTTGTGGTCATGTCAAAACAGATGATGGCGAAATTAAGGCAATAAAAAATAATCGAATACAAGAATTGGTAAATGTGTTAGAGGAAACCGATGGTAAAGTTATTATATGGGCTGTCTACCGTCATGATATACAAGCAATAGAAAGGAAATTAGGAGAAATATATGGTAAAGAAAGTGTGGCCACTTATTACGGGGATACAAAAGATAATATACGTCAGTCTATTGTCGATAATTTTATGGATTATGGCAGTAATCTTAGATTTTTTGTCGGAAATCCCAAGACAGGAGGCTATGGCCTTACTCTTACTTCTAGTCACACTGTTGTGTATTTTTCAAATGACTACAGTTTAGAAGTAAGAATGCAATCAGAAGATAGAGCTCACCGCATAGGCCAGACAAGTAAAGTTACTTATGTTGATTTAATGGCTGAACATACGATTGATGAAAAAATTGTGAAAGCTTTAAATGCTAAAATAGATCTTGCTAGTCAAGTAATGGGAGAAGATCCCAAAAAGATTTTATTCGGCTAGTGCTTGCTCGAGTAGTATCTCTAGTCTTATCACTCGTTCTTTTATTTCTGGGATGTCTTGTAATATTATCATTTCTAATTGGTTTTGTTTTGTTTCAACTGCTTCTAATCGTTGCGACATCATTCCGTAAGTTATGCCAGCACTTACTAAAATTAATCCCAACCAGATAATATTTCTTACATTAGTCTCCATAACTATCCGCCATCATTTTTAATTTTTGATATGTTGACATGTTTGCATATCCGCCATCATTATAATTAAAAGTTTGTGGTATGATACTTGCGGCTTCTGGTATAAGAGCTGTTCTAGCACCACTAAAAGCTTCCGCAGGTATG